GTCGGCCAGGAACAGGGTTGGGCATGCTGCACGCCTGATCAGCTCGCCGGCCATGCAGGTTTTCCCGCTGCCCGTGGGTGCCACTCCCAGCACGCGATTGAATTCAACCAGCGCGCCAAAAGTGGCGTCCACGAACTCCGATTGATATGGACGGATGTCCATTGCTCAGAATGGGTCTTTTTTAGCGGCAGGGGCCGGCGCGGCCTTGGGCGCCGCTTTTGGTGCCTCGTTCGGCACGCGCGAGGCCATCTGTGAAAACTTCTTCAACGCGCTCTCGCCTTCCTTCAGTGGGATTGTCGAGCGAAGCGGATTTATCCACTTCACCTTAAGGCGGTCTTTGCCTTCGAAGTTTTCGAACTCGGTGGTGATCGAGCACGACTTGTCCTGGAGTTGGGCGGGGAGCGTTTCGAAATTGTTGTCGAAACCGAAGGTTTCGCGGAGCACCTGGACGGAGCGCTCGAACGCGGCCTCTGAGAGGTAGAGCCAACCGAGAATGGTTTCGGCGGAAGCGTTTTCGAATTCGAGTTCGACGAAGGGTGTGCCGGTTTTCGACTCCCCGAGTTTTGCTGACTTGACCTTCACTGAGTGACGGTCGGCTTTTTGGATTAGTGGCATGGTTATCTGAGGTTGAGTTTCTGTTCGATCCAGTGCCGCACGCCGGGAAGCTGGATATTTGGGTTCGCCTTGATGATCGAACGGATCGCAGTGCCGTTCGGTTCGAGCGTTACGAGGTTTGGTTCTGCAGCGTGGAGTGCCTTGATGTCGGTGACTTCAAAGCAAACATCGCCGCGAAGCGTGCTGGCCGCCGGCTTCGGCGGTGCCACGACCGCAGCGCGAACTTCCGCGATCTGCGTTTGCGCCTTGCCTGAGATTTCATCGGTAGCGCGCACAGCGGCCTCCGGTGTCACCGCAGTGTGAATGGCTTTGCGTGTAGCCTGGGCCGCTTCGTATGCGATGCGCGCAGCTTCGGCTTCGGCTGCACGGCGCGCGTCTTCGGCCTTCCGTCGCTCCTCTGCCTCGAACGCACCGCAGAGACGCGAGATTCTTGACTCGTGCGTTTTTACGTCCGCGACCAACTCGCGCGCCAAGCCGTCGATGTCTCGGCTCAACTTGAGGACCGGTGCCTTGACCAGCTCGCGTTGCTTTTCGATTTCGGACAGAAAAGTTTTTAACTGCCTCAGCACCGAAATAGCATCGTCAGCGTCCAGGCGATCTGCGACCGCAGTTACCCGAGCGGCTTCAATTAACAACTGGTCGCGTGTTGCGCGTGCTGCGTCGGTCGCCGAAGCGACCATAACGTCGGTGTTGGGATTGACGGCGAACGTCGTCACGCCGCAGCCCTTTCAGTTTCGCGAGGAGGCGTAACAAAAACCTTGGATTGGATCGTCAGCCCCGCGTAGTTCCTTTCGCGCACGCGCTTTTTGCCTTTCGCTCGGTGGCTGCTGCGATGCAGAGCACCGAACGTGGCAACCTTGCAGGTGCGCCACGCGGTCAGTTGCTTGGCGCCGTCGAAAACAGCGTGGAATACCTGACCAGTATTTCCTTTTGCGTCGGTGAATTTCATTTTGCGATGAACGCGTCGATCCACTCCACGGCGATGCGAGAGAACATGTTCGTCTCGGGAGTGTTTCCCGGAGAAATCGCCATGTACCATTTTTCAGCCAGGCGGTCGGAATCGCGCTGAATAACTTTTTGGGTGCGACAGCTCTCCAGAGTCCCGACGAGGCACTTGCACTTGCCTTCGTATAGGTGGCCGTTGATTCGGCCTTCGACCAACGCGCCGCGCAGGCCGTCGATTTCCTCACTACTGGCCAGCGCCAGCACCTTGGCGTGTTCCTTCTGGATTTTGTCCAGCGTGGTGCCAAAGAATTTTCTGCCGGTGCCGGACACGTCGATGCTGCCCGTCACGGTGCCGGACACGTCGATGCTGCCCGTCACGGTGCCGGACACGTCGATGCTGCCCGTCACGGTGCCGGACACGTAGATGCTGCCCACCTTCGCGGTGCCGGACACGTCGATGCTGCCCACCTTCGCGGTGCCGTACACGTAGATGTAATCAATTTCTTTGCCGCGTGGGATTTTTACCGTCTCCCATTCGCCGTGGATTTCGATTTTCTTGGCACCATCAGCGAGGGCCGCATCAAGTTCGGCCTGCGTTTTGACTTTGTGAACTGTCGTATTCATGGGGGAATTTTTAGTTAAGGACTGGAATGGAAGCGGCGCGGGCGAACTTGTCGTTCTTAGTGATGATCGAAGTGAGTTTTTCGGCCGGAAGGGCGCGCCACTTCTTGCCGACCGGCAGCCACGCCACTCGCACGAGGTACGCGTGCACGGCGTCAGCGTTGGCATCGAGCCAGGTCGCGATTTTCTCAGGCACCTCCACCGCAGGATCCTCGAGGCCGGGAATTTGGTCTGTGACAGGTGGAATTGCCGCAGCGGGCTTTGATTCGTGGGTGCTTATCAGGGCCGCAGGAGCAGTGAGAGAGGGAGGCGTTGCCGCAGCTGGAGATTGGACCGAAGGCGTCGTCTGTGTGCTCGCAAGCGCGGACGAAGTCGTGAAAAGGTGCGCGATGCTCTCAAACTTCATCGGAAGTTCGTCGGCCAGGCCGTAACGGTTTTTCGCATCCCACGCCGGCGTGTGCGTCGTGAAGATCACGCGCTCTTTGCCGCCTTGGGCTTTCAGCTTTCCGTCGGTGCCTTCGACAATCTGGATCTTGTAATTCACGAACAGCACCGCGTCGGCCCACTCCTTGAGCAAGGGGCTCACCTGTTTAGTGAGCTTCATTTCGTAACGATCGTAACCGTCGGTCTGGTCCGGCGGGCTCTGCCGCTTGACTGTCGAATGGGCAACGAAAACGACATGGATTCCCTTCGCGATCAGCTTGTCGAGTAGCGTGAGGAACCGATTGAACTCCTCCTGAAGCGCGGTGTAGCCCTTGCCGTAGCCGTAGTCCTCGATAGATTTTTTACCGCTGCGAAGCAGCATGTTTTCGATGAGCGATTTTTCAGCCCAATCCGCTGTGTCGATCACCACGGCTTTGAAGCCTTGTGAATCTGCGATCAGCGAATTGACGGCCGCTTCGCCGGCGCGCCAGTCCTTTAAGACGGCGCGCGTGCAGTCGATTTGACCGGTGCCGTCCTCGTAATCGAGCGTGACAGAGCCGGGGATTTTCGCGGCGAGTGTGGACTTTCCGATTCCCTCGGTTCCGTAGATGACGACGCGAAGCGCGGCGCCTGTGATTTTTCCTTGTGTGACTTGTAACATGGTCGGGATGGATCAGGCGAGTTTGACTCGGTAAAAAATTTGCTTGTTGGGAGTGTGCTCGATGCGGTTCATCATTAGGCAGAATCCTTCTCCGTCGTGGTGCTTGCGGACCTTCACGGTGAACTCGACTTCACTGCCTTGGTTGAGGCTTTGTCGAACGTCCTCCGCTAAGCGCGGGGAGTGGAAAGCGCGGGATGCTGAGCGCAGCGCGTCTTCGATGGTTTTATCCGGCGGCCTGACCGGCTTCGCTGGAGTTGCTTCGTTGTTCATGGGTAAAATTGCCGGGCTTCCACCGGCACCCCGCCATAGCGGCGGTTCATTTTCCGCTTTGTGCGGCGCGCACGGCCTGCTTCTGCAGGCGGCGGGCGCGAAGAAATTTTGCAGGGCCAGTAGAAGAGGGGGACGGCTGATAGCCGGAGGCCAGTGCGCGTTCAAAAAGGCGCACGCCGGATTTGCTGACGTTTTTTTGGTGTGAGAGGCGAGGGGACATAAAAAATTAGTCGTTCTCTTTTTCCTGGTCTTTCAGCGACTCGAATGGCCAAACGAACAGGATGAACCAGGCGAAGTTCGCGACATACCACAGGAACACGCAGACTTTCTTCGCGGTGTTCATGCTGCGGTCTTTCGCTCGGCCCGGTTAAACGCGTTGATGAACCGCGCGTCTTCTGGGCGGGAAGACAATTTCAACGATGTGCTTTCTCCGTACGTCTCGGCTTGGCCTTCAGCGGTGGTGCGAACGAACCCCGCGCTGACCGCTACAAATCCACGGGCCATCAGTGGGGCGGCGATGTCCTCATGTGTGTCAGGATCCCACCCGCATCGGACGCGCGGCATGTCGTCCATTTTTTCGAGCATCACGTATTTCATTTTCAGGAAATGGCGTGATTGGCTCAGGCGAGCTTCAAAAGCTCCCTACCCAGGATGCGGTACTTGCCGCCCTTCGCCCGGCAGAGTCCGGCGCGAATCTTGCGGCGCAAAGTTTCGGGATGCATTTGCGCGAGGAAGGCTGCCTGCTTCGTCGTGTAGATCGCATCCGGCTCGATCTTGCGGGATGGGGAAGCGCTCATGACACTTCCTCCGCAAGTTTTGAGATTGCAGGAACGCGATGCGCACCGCCGCGCTTAGCCGCGATTTCCTTGGCGAGGAGCCGCTCAACCAACCAGGTGAGCGACTTGTTTCCGTAACGCTCTTTGGCAATTCGCTTGCCGAGCCGCTTGATTGCTTTGTCTAGCGAAAGATTCGTGCCGCGCGAACCTGATTGCTTTATCGGGGTCTTTGCCATGCGCACACTGTGCGCACACAGGTTTTCCCTTACAATAATAAAATTGAACTAGCGCAACTTGTGCGCACACCTCTCCTCCGTGAAGAAGCAGAAAAAAACCAGCGAAGGCAAAAGCCAGCCAGTGCACAGAAAGCGCAAACCGACAAATCTTACCATCAACCCTGTCGTGAGAGAAGCTGCCAAGTCCGTGATCAATGAAAAGCTGGTGAACGATGCGGACCTGTCGCACTTAGTGGAACGCCTCCTGTTGGAAGAGAGCCAAAAACTGCCGGACCACGAGGAACGCTTGAGGGCAGCAGCGGCGAAGATCGGCGGCACGCCCTCTATTTTTGCCGCGCACCACATGAAAAAGAAGGCATCAGGCGGCTAGACTCTAGCGCCAGACCATCCGTGAAGTGCGCACGCGAGTTTCCATTGTTCGAGCGCTTCCCTGTTTTGTTCGTGGGTCAGAAATGAGGAATAAATCTCAATCAAAACAGCCATCTGCTGAGCCTGGCGCCAATTCGTTGGCTTAGCTGCGGATGCTGGGGGGAGAAGGTTCGGAGGGTTACTAGTGCTAGCGATCATGGTTCTAACTGTGTTTCGGCAATACCTAGGTTTTCTGTAGTCTTTTCCTAGATCATAATTGATAATCACCGCCTTACGCGTTGTATTTGTGCCCGTTGAGTCGCTAAAACTGCGACACTTTGACGAAGCCAAGCAAAGACGATCTCACCTACGTGCAGTTCAATTTTGAGTGGACGAAAAAAATGCGCCGCGAAGCAAAGCTGGCGACGCCGCTCGCGGGAGAAAGAACGCTTACAGCATTCGTTCGGAAGGCGATCGACGAAAAAATCGAGCGGACTGAGAGAGAGACGGGGCATAAAATCAGACAGAGCGAGAAACCAGAATGAACCGATGCGGTGCGACAGCGGATCGCAAATGAAAGACATTCACAGTCGTGCATTCATCTTTATGTTACGCAGTGAAACACCCTAGGAAATAAAACAGATACCCTGCTGGCCGAGCTATCAAACGATCCAATAGAGTCATAGATCGCAGGTTAAAATAACATGCCTGACAGACAAAATAACGGCAAAATAGGCCTGCGCTGGGCTAAGTTCGAACCCGCTAGGGTCCACCATCCAGAGGGAGTGAAAAATTTCCCTCTGGCA